ACGATCAGATCGTCAGTTTTCCGTCTTCTGCGGCAGTTGCCGGGTTGTTGGCTAAATCCGATAACGAGCGCGGTTTCTGGTGGTCTCCCTCCAATACGACCATCAACGGCATCATTGGGATATCCAAACCGATTGACTTTGCTTTAGGTGATACAAGCTGCAAAGCTAACTTTTTAAACGAAAACAAAGTTGCGACAATCATTCAGGAAGACGGTTTCCGCCTCTGGGGTAACCGAACGGCCTCCGCTGACGAAAAATGGGCGTTTCTTTCCGTCCGGCGGACTGCCGATATGATAAATGACAGCATGCAGAAAGAACATTTGTGGGCGGTGGATCGCAATATTACCAAAACCTACGTCGAAGACGTCTGCGAAGGTGTCAACAATTATCTCCGGTACCTTAAAAACATCGGGGCCATTATAGATGGCAAATGTTGGGCGGACTCAAGCATCAACACGCCGGATCAGGTTGAACAGGGCAAAGTTCCCTTTGATTTTGACTTTCCCCCGCCGTATCCGGCAGAACACATAACTTTCCGCTCACGGATGGTTAACGACTATCTTGAGGAAATCTTCAAATAACGGAGAAAATCATGACAGCAAAAGTCTTAAAAAACTTTTCGCTTTTCGTTGATGGCCGAGGCTATGCCGGAAAAGCGGAAGAAGTCACGTCGCCGAAACTTACAATCAAAACCGAAGAATTCCGCGGCGGCGGGATGGATGCCCCGATCGATATCGATTTGGGCATGGAGAAAATGGAATGTCAGTTTACACTGGTCGATTTTGACCCGGAACTGATGAAACTCTTCGGTTTGGTTGACGGAAATGCGGTGCAAGTCACGCTCCGCGGCGCTTTGTGTGATGACAATTCGGTCACTCCAATGGTTATCAGCCTGCGCGGCATGTACAAGGAACTTGACTTCGGCAAATTCAAAGCCGGAGACAAAGGTACCTTAAGCGCCTCCGTTTCCTGCCGCTATTACAAACTCAACATCAACAACAGCGATGTTATTGAAATCGACGTCGATAACATGATCCGAAAAATCAATGGTACCGACGTCATGTCTGAAATCAGAGATGCATTGGGAATTTAATCATGGAAAATACAACAAAATTAGAACTTCTGTTTCCGGTTACCGTAAACGGAACCGTTTATCAATCCTTAAATATCCGCCGTTCAAAAGTAAAAGACCGTTTGGCGGTTTCGAAGCTCAATTTGAGCGATGAAGAACGAGA